ATACTCTCTTTACTCCTTTATGCATGAATAAAAAAAGCTCGGTTGTCAAAGTGACGCACGAAGTCATCGGAAAAGCCTGGGGAATTTCCAAGCAGGCCGTTGCAAAGTGGGTCAAACTAGGTTGCCCAACCAGCTCGATCGAGGACGCAACAAAATGGCGCGACGAATACTTGCAGGCATCGGGGAAGGCCGCACCGGCTACGCTGAACGAAGCACGTCTCGAAAAGACCTTACTCGAATCCGAACGCATTCGCGTCAGGCTCCAACAAGACCGAGGCGAGTTGGTCGAGATCGCCGTAGTCCGCGAATCAGGCATCCGCATCGGCGCGATCTTCTCGGCAAAACTTGCGGCATTGGTCAACGATGCTTCGGGCGCGTTGGCTGGGCTAGACGAGTCAACCCTACGGAAGAAACTGCACGAGCGCACGCAGTCGATCCTTGCCGAGATCAGAACTGAACTGGAAAAGGTATGAACTACGAAACACGAACAACGAAAATGATCGTCGGAATTAAAGGTCAACAGATATTTGACGACAGCGTCACCGAGATCGAGATCGTCGACGAGGCCGCTGGTGAGTTTTTAGAGATCAGCCAAGAAGGCGGCAAGCTCCGCTTCGACCCCGAAGAGTGGCCTCACGTCCGCGACGCCGTCGAGAAGATGTTCAAGATGTGCCGAAATTATGACTAAACTAGAACTCTGGAAAATATACGCCAAGCGAAATCCATCCTTCGATGGAGATGGCAACGTGACGATGTCCGCTGCCGATCTTCGCAAGATGTTTTACTAGACGTGGGAAATTGCAATGTATGATGGAGAAGAGGAGTCGAGTTCTAAACAACCGGCGTCTCCGAATATCGATGCGCTCAAACAAATTTTCGGAATGAAATGAACCCACTCGCACAAGGCATCCGCGACGGCATCAAGCTCGCCTTCGACGGAACAATTTTAGATTGGGCAAGCGATCACGTTAACTTCCCGAACTCGGATCGCGCTTCGCGCTTCGATCCTTCTGTTGCGCCGTGGCTCAACGCGCCGCTGTTGGCCGCGAGCGATGACGAGACCACGCAGGTATTTCTTCGCGCTCCGACCGGAGGAGGCAAAACGACGATGATGGAAACACTCGCCTGCTTCATCGTCGCTCAAAAACCTGGGCCGACATTGTTCGTGGGACAGACTGACGACATGGTGAAGGACTGGACGGAGTCGCGCCTGTTGCCGATCTTTCAAGAGTGCAAGCCTGTTCGCGACTTGTTCCCCGAAGACCGGCACGCGCTACGCAAGACGACGATCCTATTTCCGCACATGGTTCTCTTCGCAGGCGGGGCGAACATGACGAACTTACAAGAGAAATCGATGCGCTATTGCATCGGCGACGAGGTCTGGCGGTGGAAAAGCGGCATGATCAAGGAACTCAAGGCAAGACATCACGACAGATGGAACCGAAAGACGCTTCTCGTCTCGCAAGGATGGGACGCAGGACATGAGGCAGACGCCGAATGGGACAGCGGATCGCGGGAAGTATGGGGCTGGACTTGTTCCCATTGCGGGAACTGGCAGAGATACTTGTTCGATCAGATCGAATACACGACCGAACGCGACGAGAAGGGCGGCATCCTTTGGGATAGGGTCCAGGATTCGGTCAACATGAAGTGCGAGCACTGCGAAACGAGATATAAAGACGACGCCAGCACTCGACGAAACCTTGCAAATACTGCAACCTACCGCGCACTCAACCCGCATCCGGTGCGAGGTCATCGCTCGTTTGAATATCCGGCTTACGCCGTCTGGTGGATTCCGTGGTTCAGCATTGTGAAAGAATGGATCGAGGCCAACGAAGCCAAGAGCAGCGGCAACCTGGAGCCGCTCAAACAATTTATCCAAAAGCGCAAAGCGCAGACGTGGCAGGACGAAGTGACGAGCGACTTACCGGAGATTACAACAGGCGACTACGCCAAGGCCGAGTATCTGGAAGGGCAAAAGATCGACGGCGAACACAGACGCTTTATGACCGTGGACAAACAGCGCGACCACTTCTGGTGCATCGTCCGCGCCTTCCGAGTTGATGGGTCTTCGATGCTCTTGCATGAGTCGCGTCCGCTGACGTGGGAGACGCTCGACGCCATCCAGCAACAATTCGACGTTGTCCCTAGATGCGTTGTCGTTGATGCTGGCTACGACACTCCGCTTGTTTACGAGCAATGCGCTCGGCGTGGGTGGACGGCATCGCACGGATCTGGGCAGGACGGCTTTTATCACATCGACGGAGGAAGGCGCACACGCCGATTTGTTTCCAAGATCGAGGGAGCGCAAGCCGGAAGCGATGGACTTAAGTGTGCATATTTTTTCTTCAGCAACGAAGGCATCAAGGACAAACTCGCTTCGCTTCGCCAGGCTGACGCCGTTCCGAAATGGGAAGTTGCGCGGGACGTGTCCGACGACTACCGCAAGCAAATGCTCTCGGAGATGAAGAAGGACGTGACGAACTCCAAAACCAAACAAGTCGAGCAACGATGGGTTCGCATCGGCGGCAGGCCGAACCATCTTTGGGACTGCGAGTGCATCGCGCTTGCGTCCGCGATGCTGGCAGGCGTCTTGCCGATAGGCGCGGAGAGCTAGGTTTTAAGCGGCTCTGCGGGCCTCCAAAATTATTTTCATCTTTTTGAAAAAAAGTTGTTGACGAGAAATCAAGTTTGTGAGATTGTCATCACAGATCGAAGGCACCACGCCAACGACGAAAACAAAAAACCAAAACAAAAATAAAAAAATGAAAGCACAGGAAAAATTTGAAACGATGATAGAAACCTTGAACCGCCTTGGTTGCGGAGAAGTCGAATTTAACACTCTAAACTGCGCATGGGGGCGCATTGAAAAAGAGGCAAGTCTAACTGTTGGGCCTAACCTTATCACGGTAGTCTTCCGCCCTTCCGGTTACCTTCACCCACGCACAAGCTGTAAAGTCTTTGCGTATGTGCGAGGGGAAAAAACAAACTTCGACTATTGGGTTCGTTTTGTTCGTTCAACTTTTTGCTCTTAAAAATTATGATCTACAAAATAAAAGACCTCCACGGGAGAACGCTCTCACGATTAAAAAACAATTCTTATGCTTTTTGTTTAAGGAAAGGGATTGAATGGAAAACCCTCAAAGCAGCAGAACGGATGCTCCAGGTTGTAAAAAAATGGGACGATTGTGAATCTCCGAAAATTATAAAAATATGAATCCTAAACCCACCCACGGCGGCCCGCGCAAAGGAGCGGGTCGCCCGCAAGGCAAGAAGTCCGCTAATGCCAAGGGCAGGACAGCCGTCACACGCTCCGTCTCTATGCTGCCTGAATCATGGGCCAAGCTCGACCGGCTGCGCGGCACGCAGTCGCGGGGCAAATATCTCGGCAGTTGCTTTTGACATATCGCACAAATTACTTCCCGTCACGCCTCTGGCTTCCGATGGAAGCTATCCCATCTTGAAAAATAGAGGGGTGCGCAACAGACATTCTGAATCGACAGATGAATCCGAAGGACGCTTTGGGCTAGGGTTTATTTTTGACACAACGAACTTTTAAATGGCGATGAACAAATCATTCTTCGGTTTGCCACTTGCGACGTTGCAAGAATTGCAGGCCGATTTCACGGCTTGCTTAAAAGCGATTGCCATTGCAGGAGCGAGCTACAGCATCGCAGGGCGATCCTTTACTCGCGCCAACCTTGCCGAGGTCGCGCAGACCATCAAGGAACTGCAAGCCGCTATTGACAACGCGAGCGGAAATAGGGTAAGACGTTTCACGCCGACTTTCCCGACGCAACGACCATGACCCAAGACATCATCACAAAGGCAATTTCGTTCGTCTCTCCTAAGGCCGCGTTGGATCGCATGGTCAACCAGGCGAAACTGCGAAACTTCGGTCGCTTCGATTCTGCTTTGACAAGCGAGAAGCGCGGGATCAGCCGTGGCGTTAGCGGAGGCGAGGACACAAGCGGAACTCGGGAACGATTCGCTCTCATCCGAGCCGCTCGCGATCTCGCAGATAACTTTCCGCCTGTCCGTTCTCTCCTTCTCAAATTTGCAACCTACGTCTCGGGACGCATCGCTTATCAGGCACGCACCGGCGACCGCGAAGCGGACACCGCCATTGAAAGGTATTGGCAAAAGTGGTGCAACGACTGCGATTTCTTGGGGCGTCACAATTTCACAACGCTTTTACAACTCGCCGTAACGGCAATGCTTCGCGACGGCGACTGCGGATTCATCATCGTTCGCGACCGCGAAGATTTAAAACTACAAAGCGTCGAGGCCGACCGCATCGGATCGCCTTACGACCAAACCGACACCGACAAATACATCGGTGGCATCAACATTGACGACTATGGGCGACCCGTTTCTTACACTATATTTACGCGCACTATTAATAACCAGTATATCTCTCCTGTTAATATTGGTGCAAAAGAGTTTATCCACCTATTCGACGCGGCAAGACTTGACGAATATCGCGGACGCTCTGCTTTCGCTACTGCGCTAAACGCAACGAGAGACTTGCAAGAAGCGATCAAGGCCGAAGTGCAGGCGATCAAATACGCTTCGTATCAATCCGGCGTCATCACCACCGAGAGCGGCGCCGCTGACGCCGGCGATTACTTCGCTCGCGGCAACACGAACGATCAAGGTCAAGTCGCACGTTTGCAATCTCTCGATCCGGGCACGGTCAACTATTTGAGCGCAGGCGAGAAAATGGAAATGTTCAAGTCGGATCGTCCGACCGGCGCATTCGGAGAATTTATCCGCTTGGTTCAAGCGCACATTTGCATGGCCGTTGGACTTCCTTACGGCTTCGCATTCGACGCAGATAAGAGCGGCCCTATGGCACGCATGGAGGCCGCTATGGCAGAGCGCACGTTCCTCCGGTGGCGTGGACTCTTGGAAGGTCAATTTCTCAACCGCATCAAGAATGTTATTCTTCTCGATGCCGCTTCGCGTGGACTCATTCCAGATTCCGAATACCTGCTTGATGGCCGCTGGTGCTGGCCTGCCAAGGTTTCGATTGACTACGGACGCGAGGCCAATGCCGACATCGCTTTGTGGAAAGCTGGATTGAAGACTGCCGGTCAAATCTACAGCGACATGGGAGAGGACTACGAGGAAGCACTCCGCGCACGCGCCAAAGAAGCGAACATGATCAAGGAACTCGGACAAGAGTTCGACGTGAAGCCTTCGCGCATTTCGGATTCAGTTCCAACAAGCACTTCTGACTCGATTGAAAAAATTCCTCCGCTCATCGACAGCATCGGCGCAAATGGAACATTTGCAGTTTCAACGATTCTCGCTCAACTCGCTTCAGGCGGATTAACTTCCGAACAAGTTGCAGTTATCTTGCGCGTTGTATTTGGAATGGACGATGAGAGTGCGGATGAATTAACGCGATCACAAGCACCAAAACCGCAACCCCAACAAAAGCCGGAGGAACTCTCAGCATTCGAGGCCGACGAGAACAAGCCAAGCAAGGGCATGATCGAGGAGGCCGCTCGTGGCTTGGAGTGGCGCAGGAAATACAACCGAGGCGGAACCGAGGTCGGAGTCGCACGCGCTCGCGATATCTCGAACGGAAAGAATCTTTCGGACGATACCGTTAAAAGAATGCACTCCTTTTTTTCACGTCACGAAGTTGATAAAAAGGGACAGGGTTTTCAACCTGGAGAAGATGGATTCCCCTCTGCCGGTCGCATTGCATGGGCATTGTGGGGCGGAGACGCAGGGCAGACTTGGGCCGCTAATAAGACGAGCATCATGGCAGCAAAAGAAGCTGCGTCAAAACAAAAGGGAATGAAATTCTCACGAGATAAACACGGGAGATTTAGCGGAGTTAATTTGATATCCGAACTGGTAATGCCTACCCCATCGATAGGCGAATCTAAATCTGACTTCGTCTCTCGCTGTATGGGCGATGATGTGATGATCTCCGAATACCCAGAAACCGCACAACGCGCAGCAGTCTGCCAAGCACAAACCAAATGATAACACAAGGAATCGCACTCTCAGCAAAGCAAGCCTTCTTGATAGGTCTGCATCAACCTAACGATCAATACAAAATCGCGCTATACAGAACGGATGCGAAGATCGGGCCGGAACTTCAGAAATACACGCCGAACGGCGAGATTAGCGGCAACGGGTATGAGGCCGGTGGCATAAAGCTATCGGGATTCAAGACAGGCGTTGCAGGAAAATC